AATACTACTCAAAACCGAGTATTTAACAAAATTTTTAATAAATAAAAAACGTACATTTAAATAAATTAAAATGAGAAAAACACACTTACGTACAATTACTGGTAGCGGCTCTGTCGACACCATTACTACAAGTTATGAAGGACAATACCTAGGGCAAATAATTTCCGCGGCATTACTTTCTGGCGACACTATCGAAAAAGGCGGTATTACCGTAAAACCAAATGTAAAGTATAAAGAAGTAGTAAAGAAATTAGATACTACAGGCATCGTAACAGACGCGACTTGCGACTTTACAGTTACAGCTGACCAAGTTACTTTGAGCGAGCGTATTCTTGAAGTAGAGCCTTTCAACGTAAATTTGCAACTTTGTAAGAAGGACTTTTTGAGCGACTATTTAGCGCTTGAAATGGGCAACAGCGCATACAAAAACCTACCTACATCGTTCGCTGACTATATTATGGCGCACGTTGCATCAAAAGTAGCTGAAAACGTAGAGCAGTCTATTTGGGGTGGTCTAGGTACTAACGACGGCGAATTTACAGGAATTACTGTTGCAGCTCTAGCTGACGCAGACGTAAACGACGTGCCAGGCGTAACAGCTACAGAATTTACAGCCGACAATATCATTGACGAGCTAGGCAAAGTAGTAGACGCTATACCAGCGGCTGTTTACGGCAAAGAAGACTTACACTTGTACCTACCTACTGTAGCGTTTCAAAAATATGTACGCGCTCTAGGTGGTTTCGGTGCTGTTACTGGCGCTGGCGATGGTGCAAATGGCGTTGACAATAGAGGTTCACTATGGTACGATAACGGCGGTCTTACTTTCGAGGGGATTAAAGTATTTAAAGCGCCAGGAATGCCAGGCGACCATATCGTAGCGGCTGAAAAGTCAAACCTATTCTTTGGTACAGCTTTACTAGAGGATATGGGGCAAACGTCTGCCAAGGTTTTAGACATGGCTGACCTCGATGGTAGCGACAATGTAAGAATTATTTTACGTTATCAAGCTGGAACGCAATACGGAGTTTCTGCCGACTTGACGTTGTATACTTTAGCATAGTCTAAAAAAAATAAATAATATAAAAGGGTAGGTAAGCCAAGTGCCGACCTACCTTTTTTTTAACTTTTAAAAATTAAATAATATGAGCTGTAATTCATTAAGTATTGGACGTAAATTGCCTTGTACTAGCTCTGTCGGTGGCATAAAAGCCTTTTACGTTGCTGACTATGGTACACTAGGTACGCTTACAGTAAGTCCAACAACAGGCGAATTGACTGCCATTTCTGGCACGCCAGACCTCTTTAAATATGAGGTAGAGGGCAGCAACGGTTTAGACCAAGCTATTACTGCGTCGGCTGAAAACGGCAGCGTTTTTTATGAGCAAACTTTGACGGTAACGTTGAAAAAGCTAGACCTTGCGACGCAACACGAGCTGGCAGACTTGCTAAAAGCTAGAACGCATATTTTCGTAGAAGACTATAACGGAAATTATTTTCTTATGGGCGCAACTAACGGCGTACATAGTAGCGGCGGTAGTATAAGCACAGGGCAAGCCTATGGCGACCTTAGCGGCTTTAGCGCTTTAACTTTTGCTGCGCAAGAGACATTACCAGCGTATTTTACAGCATCGACTGTAGTTACGTCAAACGTCAACGCATCACAAATTGAGCCAGCATAATAGGGGTTTGAAATAGGTATATGCTTTTGGCTTAGAAGAGGGCGCAGAAATGCGCTCTTTTTTTGTGCAAAAAACGGAATTACAACGTTATATATACATAATGAAAGTATTAAAACCTACGACAGACGAGCAAACGTTTTACTTTATACCAAAGTATTACACAATTTCTGACAAGCTGTTTTTACGCGACGATCAAACTAACGAGGTAAAAGAGTACACGCCTACAATGGTACAGGAAAACGACTTTATTAAAGTAACAGGCGTTTTTGAATTACTAGAGGGGCATTTTTATGATATGTCTCTAGTCAATGACTTTGACGTATGGAATAATAACATTGACGAGTACCAGCGCGCGCAGTATCTATGGAATGAAGACAAGCGGACAGAAAACGTCAGTTTTGACAAAATTTTCTGTACGGCGCAACAAATTAACCAGAATTTACATAAAGAGTACACAATAAACAAAGGCGCATATAAAACAGATGACAGTTTTGACAATGACTATATTATACTATGAAAAAAACAACTAAAAAGCCGACTAACAACCCTGGGTTAAAATTTATTAACCTAAACACCTACACGTCGCCAGAAATAATAGAAGACAAAAACCAAAGCTGGGTTTCGTATGGCTCTGACAATGACTACTACGGTTATTTGAATGACTTATTTAATGGCTCGCCAACAAATTCGGCAGCTATAAACGGTATTGCGCAACTTATAGCTGGGCGCGGCGTAGACGCTTTAGACAGCAACAAAAACCCAAACGGCTATGCTGTAATGAAAAAGCTATTTAAAGACGACTGTTTGCACAAATTAGCTATAGACCTTAAACTATTTGGACAGGCAAGCGTCCAGGTAATTTATAACGAAGAGCGCACGCAGATAGTACAAGTCGAGCATTTTCCTATTGAAACACTTAGACCAGAGCGCTGTAATGAAGACGGCGAAATTGAGGCTTACTACTACGCTAGCGACTGGACAGAGGTAAAAGGTAAAACCGACTTAAAGCGTATACCAGCTTTCGGTATGTCTAGCGACAGTTTAGAAATTATGTGTATTAAACCTTATAAGCCTGGTTTCGTGTATTTTTCGCCGCCAGACTACCAGGGGGGCTGTCAGTATATTGAAATGGAAACCGAAATTTCAAATTTTCACTTAAACTCGCTACTCAATGGAATGTCGCCTAGTTTATTAATGAATATGAATAGCGGCATACCAGACGAAGACACGCAGCGCGAAATTGAGCAAAAAATTTACCAGAAATATACAGGTACGTCGAACAGCGGCAGAATAATTTTAGCATTTAACAATGGCGCAGAAGAGCAAGCGACTATCGAAACTGTACAGCTGTCAGACGCGCACCAGCAATACGAATTTTTAAGTCGAGAAAGCGGCGCGAAAATTTTGGTTTCCCATAGAATAACCAGTCCATTGTTGCTGGGAATAAAAAGCGATGGCAACGGTTTTTCTTCAAACGCTGACGAGCTAAAAAACAGCTCAATTCTATTTGACAATACAGTAATAAAACCGTTTCAAGACTTAATACTAAAAGCCTTTGACGCTATACTAGCATTTAACGACGTTAGCTTAAAGCTATACATTAAAACACTACAGCCGCTAGAGTTTGTAGACTTAGAAAACGCTAAAACAAGCGAAGAGGTAGAAGAGCAAACAGGGCAAAAACTGTCTCTAGCTGCAATAGAAATTGACGGTAAAGTAGCATACAGCACACTAGAAGAGGCAGAGGCAGCGGCAAAAGAAATAGGCTGTAGCGGACACCATACGCACGAGCAAGACGGTAAAACTTACTACATGCCTTGCGAAACGCACGACTTTAAAGCGCCTTGCTGGGACGGTTACGAGCAAATAGGTACAAAAATTAAAGACGGTCAAGAAGTACCAAACTGCGTACCAATGTCGGCAGCTGACGAAATGCGCGAAAAACTTTACGACAACCTTATGCAGCTAGGCGAAGACGAAGACCTGGACAACTGGGAATTAATTGACGCTAGACCAGCAAACGAATACGACAAAGACATACACAATGCTTTAAACCTAGCTAGCGTAGTGCGAAGTACTCCAAGCAAAAAAAGCGACCAAGACACGTTAATTTTAAAGGTACGCTATGCATATATGGGCAACAACAACCCACAGCGCGACTTTTGCCGTAAAATGTGGAATGCTGGAAAAATATACCGAGTAGAAGACCTAGACAGCGACAACCCAAACTACAACGGAAACGCTGACGGCGTAAACCCAGGCTTAGGCATAAAAGGTGCTAACAATTATAATATCTTTTTATACAAGGGCGGTGCTAACTGCCGCCATTATTTTGAGCGTAGGGTTTATTTAAAGAAAAACAACAAAAAAATAACGGTTACAGAGGCTATTAAGAAAATTAACGAGCTTGATCCTAGCTTGCGCAGCGAGGCTCGCATCGTTAAAAACCCTAAAGAGGTAGCTATGTACCCAGCAAATATGCCAGACAACGGTTATTACAGATAAAATTATGGCTACAGCATTATTTATAAATAGAACAGACTTAGTTAAAAACACTATAATAAACGGAAACGTAGATACCGACCTATTTTTGCAGTCGGTCAAGCTCGCACAACAGACGCATATTTTACAATACTGCGGCTCGGCATTATACGACCAAATTAGCGACAAAATTATTGCTAGTCAAGCATCTACGCCAGTACCAATAGACGCTGACACGCAAGCGCTACTTAATGACTTTTTGCAGCCTATGCTAATCCATTTTAGTATGGTCGATTATTTGCCTTTTTGCTCGTATTCTATTAAAAATGGCGGTCTATTTAAGACAACAAGCGAGACAGGCGCAAACGTAAGCAAAGAAGAGGTAGACTATTTGGTACAAAAGCATCGCAGTAGCGCAGAATTTTATACCAGGCGCTTTATTGACTATATGAGTTTTCACGCGTCAAGCAAGTTTCCTAAGTATTACGAAAATAACAACGAGCAAATGCAGCCAGAAAAAAGCGCGGCATTTACAGGCTGGGTATTATGAAAAAACAGTATAAGATAAAAACAATAAACGTAAAAAAGCTAGTAAGCTACTTACGTAAGCAAAACAAAGAAAATGGCAAATACAATAAACTGGGGTAGCATTTACTGTCCTATGCTGACTTATGAAAGCTGGGGCGACCTACAAAACATAAAGAGTATACAAAACGTAGCTGCGCCAGACTGTTTGGTCGACCAGGTAGCTTGCGGTACATCTAGTAGCTTTAGCGGTGGGCAGCAATTTCCTACGTATCTAAACGTAAACCTAGGTACGTCAACTGGTACTGTTACGCTAGACTTTAACGCGTATACTGTACCAGACAAATTCGAGGTTTGGTTTGACGGTAACAAAGTCATTGACACTGGTTATAGAGGCAGTACAACGCAACAAGCTAGTTTAGACGCAGCTTTAGCCGAAAAAGGTTTACCTAGTGAAACAATTACATCGCCTGGAAACGGCTCTGTAACATTTAATAAAACAACTAGCACACAAACGGCACAAATTAGAGTTTATGCGCCTTTGTCTGGTACAGGCTGGGACGTAGAATTGAGCTGTCCAGTATAAAAAAAGTAAAAAAAAAGATATGAGTACATTAACAAATAAGAAAATTAGCGATACTTACAAAGGCTTACTTAAAACAGCTGACGAAACAACGCTATCGGAAACACCAAAAGCCATAACAGACGGCGACGGTAATAATTCTGGCGTACTTTTAGACAATGCTGGAAATTTAAAAGTCAATAACGTAGTAGAGTTTGGCAGCCTAAAAGACGCAGACGAAGACATCACTATTGAAAAATTTGTTGACGAGGCAGACGGCATAGAAAACAACGACAACGACACTAGCCTACCTACGAGCGCAGCCGTAAAAAATTACGTGGATCAAACCATTACCGCCGAAGACTTAGACTTTAGCGGAAACAGCGGTACAGGCGATGTTGACCTAGATAGTGAAGTATTTGAAATAACGGGGTCTAACGGCATAACTACAACCGCTCTAGACAATACACTAGAAATTGACGGTAGCGCCTTAGAAACGGCTATAAACACCAATACAGCGGACATAGCTACAAACGTTTTGGACATAGCTACAAATGCTGACGGTATAAGTACAAATGCTAGCGGTATAAGTACAAACGCTGGAAATATAGCGTCAAACGATACTGACATAGCTACGAACGCGGATAACATAGCAACTAACGTTACTAACATTTCTACAAACGCAAGCGGCATATCAACTAACGCGACTAACATATCGACTAACACAACCGACATAGCAACTAACGCAGCTGGCATAGCAACTAACGCAGATGGCGTAGCAACTAACGCAGCTGGCGTATCAACTAACGCAGCTGGCATAGCCAGTAACGATATTGACATTTCGCAAAACGCTACTGACATCGCTACAAACGCAAGCGGCATATCTACTAACGCAGCTGACATAGATACAAATTCTACTGGCATTGCGACTAATGCGTCAGGTATTGCTACAAATGCAGCAAATATATCTACTAATACGGCTGGCATTTCAACCAATGCGACAGGTATTGCTACAAACGCTTCGGGAATAGCGACCAATGCTAACAATATAGCTACGAACGCAAGCGGAATTTCAACAAATGCAGCTGGAATTGCAACCAACGTAAGCGACATTTCGACCAATACGTCTGACATAGCTGCAAACAGTACAGCTATACAACAAAACACTAGCGACATAGGTAATAAAGTTTCTAAGACTGGCGACACAATGACTGGCGACCTTACGATGACTGACAAAGACGTTGACATCGTAGCTGGCGATAATCCAAACGTTGCGCAGCCGTACCCAGGCTACAAAGGCGAGGGTAGCACAATAGTTATGCAAGTCGGCGACTTAAACGCATCAACTAGGGAAACGTCGTTTACTTTTGGCAAGTCAAATACAGCAAACGGCAAAGGTGGTTTTGCAGTAAACATTTTAAACGAGGCTACAGGAAACTACAGTTTTGCTAGCGGAAGTTTAACGCAAGCTACAGGCGGACAGTCGGCAGCATTTAACCATAGAACAAAAGCGTCTGGAGGTTTTGCGTCGGCGTTTGGAAATAAAACCGAGGCAAGCGGCGCTTATAGCGCGTCGTTTGGGACAGACGGTTTAGCAAGCGGCGTAAACAGTTTTAAAATTGGCGAAAAAAGTACGGCGTCTGGCGATAGAAGTTTAGCGTCTGGTTTCGATACAACAGCTAGCGCTAACAATGCAGCGGCTTTTGGTTATGAAAGCCAAGCATTAAAACCAAATAACTTTGCTGGCGGTTTTCAAAGTACAGCAAACGGCGATAGCTCTGCGTTTTCTTTTGGTACAACAACAAGCGCAACAGGCGACAATTCGGTTGCTTTAGGTAAAAACACTACAGCAAGCGGAGACCAAAGTTTTTCAGTAAATGCAAATTCAACAGCAAGCGGTATAAATTCAACTGCGTTTGGCGGTGGGGTTGCAAGCGGTACACAAGCTATAGCACAAGGTGCTGGCTCTTCGGCAACGGCTTATAGAACAGCAGCATTTAATAGTTCGGACGCTAAACAAATGGACGCTTTTGCATGTAACACAAATAACCAAGTAAACGGAATGGAAAGTTTTGCTTGCGGTAAAAACAATACTGTTAGTGGGCAGACGTCATTCGTTGCTGGTCTTGGTAATACTGTCGGCACAAGCAAAGCAGCTGTTTTTGGACAAAACAACACTACTAGCGGTTTTTATGGTATGTCAATGGTTATAGGGAATAATAACGAGGCAACCCAAAAAAGTAATTTTGTACAAGGACAATACAATACAGCATCACAACCCTACCAAGCAGTTTTTGGACAATATGCAGACGCAACAGCTCAAGACAGTATATTTGTTGTAGGTACTGGCGACAGCGACGGCGTTAGAGACAATGCTTTTGAGGTTATAAATAGTTCAAACCCTATTGTAATTATGCAAGCGTTAGCAAATAGCAGTAGCTATGCAGACGACAGCGCAGCCGCGACAGGCGGCGTACCAGTCGGCGGTTTATACAGAAACGGAAACAACGTAAAAATTAGATTAACATAAAATAAATAAATTATGGCATTTAACGGAGAATGGAAAGTTTTGGGAATTGAACACGTTATCAGTAACGGCTGGATAAGAAACATTACAGCGGTTTACGAGGGTACAGATAACAACGCCTTTGACAGAAAAATAGCGTTTGCAGAATACGCGGACAGCGGTACGCCTACATATACTTTTGACGACCTTACGGAAAACGACGTTTTGAATATGGTCTTTACTTATATAGGCTCTACTGAAAAAAGCGCTATTGAAACAAACGTAGAAAATAGAGTAGCTGACATAAAAGACGAGCTGGAAAACCCAGTAACGGCTTCTAACTTACCTTGGGAATAAT